TCAATACCTACTGATTCTTTGTTTGAAACGTTTGTTTGAAATGTAGCTAGGGTACGATCACCAAAGCCGTTTGATTCTCTAATCATAGATTTCTCCTTAAGAAATTCTTATCACAGCAGTGGTGGAAGTGGCCGCTGGAAATGTTATAGTAAATGTGTTTGTTGCAGTTTTAGTATTTCCAAAATTAAGTACACAGACAGCTGCATTTGTGGTGCTATTATATATCAAAGCCCCTGAAGTTGTAAAACTTGCTGGAGACCATGTTACATTATTAAATGACACATAAGAGGTATTATTATCTAAATCATATGCTGGAAGGATAGGAGTTAATGTTTTACCACCCGCTGTATACCCTGTTCCTGATACTTCATTAGCTGTTGTGTATGTTAATGTAGAGGCATTTAAATTAGCATTACCGTTATATAAAGCTATTTTATATACATAAGAGGTACCTGTATTAAAATTTTCTAAAGCTTTAAGTAAATTTAACTTAAAAACTGTACATTGTGTTTGTAATATAGCCATTAGGAAGTAACCTGAAGTTTAGTCTGGCCATCACGATATGCATCGCCTCTTTCAAGACCATCACCAAGACGTTTAAGTTGACCTAAAGCTTCTTGATATTTTTGTTCATAATAAGTTACTAAATCTTGCTCACCCTTCATAAAGAGCATAGCTTCACGCATAGCACCATATAAAAGTACTGGATCGTAGTTAATACCTAACCAACTAGTTCCAGCTGCATTATCAACAGCAATAACTGTAATAGAAAAATTAGAACCTGTGTTACCAATAGATGCAGCTGAAGCTGTTAACACATCATTTACTACATATAAAGAACCGCCATTAATTATAGCTACATTAGTAATAATTCCACCAGCAACAGTAATTGTTGCTAAAGCGCCTGTACCTGAACCACCAGATAAAGCTACATTTTCATAGGTTCCATTAGTATAAGCACTGCCTGCATTTGTAATTGATATAGTCTTAACAACCCCTTGAACAATACTTATAGGGTAGTAAAAATAATGCATTTCTACTGAATAGCTAGTATCAGGTGTAGGCGCTAACAAAAAAGATAATGATGTTAGATCAGAATATTGTGGCCCAAAAATAGCATAATATTGAGGTAATCCTGTAGTAGTAGGTTTAGGATAAGCCGCTCTAATAAAATTAACATCTTTGTTAAGTAGATAATTATATGAACCTGTAGCATCTACTACTGCAATAGAATATGTAGATAAATAATCTGCAGGGACTGAAAGATAAGGTATATTGGCTGTTGCATTACCTGTTACGTTTTTACGTAATGCAGGAATTTGAACAGAATTATAGATTCTCTCTTCAGCTTCCATGATAAAGCGAGGAATATTCTGAACAAATAATGACTCAGTATTCTCGCTATAATCTTGGATTGCTTGATAGAGTTCTAAATAATTCATTATTAGCCTTGTTTACCGCTAATCTTACGACCTTTAGTAGCTGCACCATAACCACGCATTTCCTTTTGTCCATATGGATTTTCAGGTTTGAATGCATTTTTACTCACAGCACCAGCAGAGATGTTTAACGCTGAAACATTTTGACCATGTTCGTACGTAGTATCTTCTACTATAATATTTTCAGGTTGTTTATATTTGTTAATATCGTCACCACCGCCTGCTGGGTATTTGAAGCCCGTGTAAACACTAGCGTCTTTATTTTCTTTAGCATGGCCAAGTGGATATTCTCCAGCTGGAGTTTCTTTTACATTAGTAACCATTTTAATATCCTTATTTTTGATTGTTAGCGCGTGCCATGTTACGACCAACTGCTTTCATAGCCTTTGATGTAACTGATGATGCGCCTTTTTTACCTTTACCGCTTTGAATTCCAACGGAAGGTCCTGTATCACCTAAGTTTTTACCTTTGGTTCTACCTTTTTTTGTAACGCCGTCTGCTGCTGATTTATAAGCCATTTTATTTCTCCTAAATTATGTTGTTGTTATTGTAACACTACTAACCTGTCCTAAGGCAATTAAGTCATTAGGTGTTAATAAAGAATCAAATTGTTGTGCTCCACCTACTGGTGCCCAACCCCATTGAAATACTCTGCTACCACCTTCAGGAAACCCAAAGCCTTCTACAGAAGTACTATCAGTTAATAGTATTTGTAGCCCACTTGTACCTGAGGCTTGATATGATACATCAGGTCTTGGTTCTCTAACTGCTTGTGGATCATTAACTGGATACAGACCTAGTTGTAACTGTGGATGATCTGGGTCCCAGCACTCTTTACACACTTTAACTTTATAAGGCTTAGTCTTTACTGTCTGTGTTCTAAGATCTTTAAGCATGTAACGTTGAGCACAACGGTCACATTCTGCAATTGAGTGCTTGCCTGAGGCGTATTTGCTTGGCATTTAAATTACCTGTAATAATTCATGTTACGTGGAACAATGCGTAACGGTGCTTTTTCTCTGTCTTCTTGCGCAGCTAAATCAAATTGCTGCATGTATTCTGCTTGTAGCGCTTGGTATCTCTGTATGTCACATCCTAATTTAGCAGCTAAATAAAAAGCTAGACCCGCTACCATAGCATTAACAAATCTGAACGGTATGTCTTGAACATTAACACCATCACCTGCGTCTTGAATACGTCTTAATCTCCAATATACAAATGTGTATTGATTACCTGGTGAGTTAGGTGTAGGCCATACATTAACAGATGGTAACCACGGAACATATATAACAGTTGCTGATGTATGAGCTGCTGCCACAGTGTTGTTTTGTCCACGAGCGCAATTAATTAACTGATTGCCAGATACGTTAGCATAATAAATAATTTCACTATCTAATTGAATATATCCTGCAGCTGCTAATTCTGATACATTAGTTACTGTAATAGTAGTATCAGTAGAAGTAATAGTTGCTGAAAGAGTAGCAGTAGTTACATTTGTATTACCAGATTGACGGTTTATCCACACTTGGATTGGACGTCCCTGAGTTAATTTATTAGGTATTGTTGAATATGTAGATTCTGAGATACGGCTTATATTAATGTCAATTTGATTAGAAGTTCCGTTGTTTTGACGAATAACTGTATCTAGTAGATCAATAGTATCTACTGGGATTGGATAACAGATTTGACCTGTCACTAAAGGGATTTGTCCTTGTTCAATAGTCCAAAGATTAATTCCTTTATTAGCCCATTCAACTGTAAGTAAATTTAAAGAACGGCGAGCCGTACGAAAATCGTAACCTGTTCTTAATTCTCTATCGCAGCGTTCAAACGCTTCTTCAAAAATTTCATTTAAAGAAAGGTTGAATGCAGAAGTACCTGAGGTATATTCTGCCATTTTTTACCCCTTTTTCTTTTTGGCTTTGCCGCCTTTTTTAAACATATCAACTACATCAGGATTATCTTTACGGATAATCTTTTTAGGTTTCTTAGGCATTTTAGATGGATTAACATCACCCATACCACGAGAAGCCATCATGCTCTAGTCTTTCCTCTAATAGCACAACCATCAGCACGAGCTGAAGCTGAACCACCTTTAGCCATTTTTTTAACAGGTTTAGCTTCTTCTTTTTTAGGTGGTAGTGGGCCCATATCATTTTCTGTAGGAAGAGGCATTTTACCATCTTTCATTTTATCCCAAGCTTTATCAAAATCTGCTTGTTGTGGTTGTTTATCTTTATCAGCCATAATTATTTACCTTTTTTGTACATACCGCCGCCACACATTGAAATCATTCTACCTTTAGTTTTACCCTTAGTAGCACAACCATCTCCGCGTGATGAAGCTGATGATACTTTACCACCTGAAGCCATTTTTTTAACGGGTGCTTTAGCTTTAGCCTTACCACCTTTTTTCATCATAGCTACTGGAGCTCCTGTTGGAGCACCTGGTTTCATTGGCATACCGCCTGGACCACCACCTGCATCACCTGGAGGTAGAGGTAAACCTAATGCTGGTGGATTCATAAAACCTGTACCTGCGCCGCCAGAAGGGCCCTTATAATTTGGGTCAAAAGGAGCTGTAGCACCTAGACCTACAGTTGCTGGGCCTGCGGGGGATACATTTGTTACAACTCCGCTTGTTGGTGCTCCTGGAGTTATTGATTGGCCTGGGCCACCAAATTTTAAGGGATCTTGACCTATTGGAGCTAATTGACCTAGTTGAGATGAATTTTGACCTTGGCCAAAAGGCATTTTTGAGTTTGGTCTATTTTGAAAGTTTGCCATTCTATTTCCTCTATTAAAATTTTCTGATTTATTTTGTACCATTTGGCCTAAACCAGTAGGTCCGCCCATAGCCATTTTTTTAACATTACCGCCTTTTTTAAGAGCTAGTTTAGTACCTTTACCGCCTTTATGTTCTTGCGCATCGTGTTCTCTAAAAGCTTTTTTAATCATAGCTTTGTCTTGTTCCATGTCCATCTTTGAATCTTCTTTCATATCTGATTTAGCCATTTAAAACTCCTTATTTACAATCCCATCGTTTAAGTGAAGCAGCCTTACGAGTAGGTCTACCTTGTTCATCTTTCATAGGACCTTTCATACCAGACATCCTAGCACAAAATGAGTTCTTACGAGCGCCACCTTGTGGTTGAGGAGCCTTTAGATTAGACCCTGTTTCTCTATTATACTTAGCTCTACCCTTTGCAGTAAGTCCAGCACCTTTATCAGTAGGTAATTTCTCACCACGTCCAACGGCTAAAGACACACCACCTTTTTTCATCTTAGCAGTCTTTGCTGAATCTTTAAAATTTTTTGCAGAGGGCGCACCTTTTGCACCAGGTTTACGCATGTGTTCTTTGCTACCATGAGCTATACGCTCTTGTTTAGCATGGATATTAGCGTATAATCCTTTAGGTTTAGTTGCCATTATTTACCTAACCAGTGTGTAACCATCCAACTAATAATACCTGAAATAATAGTAGCAATAGCAATAAAGACTTTCCAACCGCCTTTAATTTCTTCTAGTGTCTTTTCAATATTATCTAGACGATTTTTTAACTGTTCCATATCTTGCATAAGGCTATCCACATCTGATTGTATATGTTTGATTTCTACACCGTGTTCTATTACTTCGCGTTCAGCACTCATAATTTATCCGTAAAATATTGTAATTCCAGTAACCGAGCCAACACTTAAGGTTAAATATAACCCTGTATCTGCTAAAATACCTTCTCCTGGAATTAATATAGAAGTAACGTTTGGTGTTCCAAGGCTTGCAATATCCATTGTATATAAAACTTTACCTGAAGCACTTCCATCACGTATTTCAAATGTAGCCGCTGTACTAGCTTTAGGGCTAACAACAATTGATTTTAAACGAGTACGTCCTACATAATAAGATCCTGCAGCACTAAGATGTGCGGATTTAACGTCAGTTTGCATCATAATTAATCTCCTTTGTTTATAAAAGGGGGTTAAAACCCCCTAGACTAATTATGCTTGTGATGGGTTAGCTGCGCCGTCAGAAGCTTTAACTACATATCTACATGTAACTGTAGCTGCACCGCCGCTTGCTGTACCTGAACATAAATAAGTAGCTTTGATAATAACATCAGAAGTACCAACGTTTACGTAAGAAGCAATACTTGCGCCAGTAATAGCAAATGTAGCACGGCCAACAGGTAAAGATGTTGTAGATGCACTACCAACAGTACCTAAAGTAGTGCCACCAGCTGTAGCAACAGTAATTGTATTACCAGTAGTACCTGAGTAAGCAGTCGTTACATCAACGTTAAAGTCAAGAATTTGTGCGCCTGCTGGAATAACAAATAAAGTAACAGCTGTTGTGTCATTTACAGTTGTTGGAGCAGATTGAGCAACAGTAGTTGCGCCCATATTGCGGATTGTACCAGCAGTAGTGCCAGTCGTGTTTTTTACAGTACCCAATAACCATGGGCCTAAGTGCGAAGCAAATGCCATTTGAATTTCTCCATATAGAGTTAAAGTTTATTAGTCTTATATGCGCCTGCCAGGACAGTCTAATAAACCAGGTTTTCCTGGATAAGTGAATAATACTACATATTTGAATTAATGCAAGAGAAAAGGGGCCGAAAAGCCCCTTATTTATTACTTGTTCATAACGTACATAGTTACTTCAAAACCAAATCTCATTTCTGTTGCTGATGGTGTAGTCCACATAATTTTCTCCTAAAAGTTATACACACCGTGTGTATGGAAGTCAATATATCACTTTTTTTGAATTAATTCTCTCAAGAAAACCATGAATAACAGGTAAAGAAAAAGCCCACCAAAGTGGGCCTTATCTTACTAAGTGCTAATTAAGCACCTGGTGAACCGTACATACCGAGATGATATGACCAACAGAATGAATAACGTTCACGTGATTTATAGCGAACATTACCTGTATCGAAGTCACCGTCCATTGAATTGCTTAATGGAGTAAGTACAAAGTGTTT